ATTCTGCAAAAAACCCTTGCCGATCAGGATTGCTTCTGCGCGGTTGTGGTCTTTGACGCGTGCGACGTGCGGGGCGAAGCCGGGGTACTGTTGTGCAACAATCTGACGAGCTTGGTCTTTTGAGTCCCGACCGACTTTGGTGATGCCGACGCGCTTCTTCCACTCTCGCGGCAGTATCCGGCTTAGTGGGGTGTCTAAAGCTCCGGCGACTCCGATGACTACTCCAAGCTGGAGGCCCATTGAGAAGTTTGCTTTAGTGCCCGTAGGCATGGCGTGTACGGATTCACAGACAATTGTGTCTCGTTGCACGCCAGCTATGTAGTCGGTGAGCCAATCAGCGCACAGTGCGCCGCCAGTGATGACAAGATCATCAACTGCCAGTAGGTGTCCGCTGTCAAAAGTTGCTATTGCTCCGGTGACGCCAAGGTCAATGGCGTAAACGCGGCCCATTAGCTGCGGCGCTTGCGTCCGTGAGCGGCTTTGAGTAAACGCTTTGCGACGATCAGTTCACTCCGAAGCGACTTGATTGCTTTGTTTAAGGAGGATCGCTGCGACGTTGATGCTTCGATTTGCTGCTCTAAGGAGGCAACTTGCAATTCCAATTCGGATTCGATGTTGGCGAGTTCCATTTGGTGGTCCTTCTTCTTCTTGGTCGTAAAGCCCGGTGAGCGACATCGCCCATTCGGGACAAGTTGGCCCAGCACTGATATGCCAGGTGTTGTTTCTCAGTGTTGAAGTGCTGACTTGAGCGTGGCACCCAAGGCATCGCCAAAGGCCCACGCCGGTAATGCTGCACGGCTTTAACGCTGCCCATGCGTGCATCCCGTAATCTTCGCGAGAGAAGAACTGTTCGATTCCAGAGTTAGCATCTGTCATGTGGGAACCTCCGTAGTTCTCGCAACTGGGGTGGCGGGAAGCACAAGTCTCGCCACCCCATCCAGTTTATCGCAACCGTGTGTGTAAAGATAGGAACAATGTCCTTACTTAACGAGCTTCTCGCTATTCCGCAAGAGGAAATTGCGGAGTGGCCGGAGAAGGAGCAAGTGTGGCTGCACGACATGATCGAGCGCGAGATTGCGCTGTCGTCCCCGGCCCGGTTTGCAGAGAAGCACAGCAACGGTTTATGGACTGCGTATCGACATCTTGAGCACACGTCTGAGGCAATTGTTGGAATGCTCGATCACGACGATTGCGATTTGCTGTTGATTGACCAGCCGGTGCGTCACGGCAAATCTCAGTTGTGTTCCAAGTGGACACCGGCTTGGTATCTGACTCGTCAAAGGATTCGCCAGGAGCCAAAGTCTGTACTGCTTGGTTCTTATGAATCAACGTTTGCTGAGAAGTGGGGCCGTGATGTACGCGGCATCATTAAAGAAATTGGCCCGAAGTACGACATGGTGCTGCGAGATGACTCGCGCGCAGCCGCGCGGTGGGAGCTTGTGTCTGGCGGCGGCATGAATACCGCAGGCGCTGGCGGTCCCATTACGGGTAAAGGTGGTCATCTACTTATTCTCGATGACCCGATCAAAAACGCAGACGACGCTCGCTCTCCAACTATGCGCAGGCATTTGAAGGAATGGTGGGACACAACATGGATTACTCGTCGTGAGGGCGGCGGCACCGGCACTAAATACTTGCTGATCATGTCTCGCTGGCATGTCGATGATCTGATGGGCTGGTTGCTGTCTCGCGAAGACGAAATTGGTATGCGGATCAAGCGGCTGCGTATGCCTGCTGTTGCTGAGGACGAAGACATTTTGGGTCGTCGGCCTGGCGAAGCTCTTTGCCCTGAATTGTTTGACGAAAAAGCGTTAGAGGGAATCAAGAAAGACTCCCCCATTGCTTGGCCTTCTCTGTATCAGCAGCGCCCTGTTCCGCAGGGTGGCGGCATGTTCAAGCGCGACAACTTCTTGGATTACCAGCGCAAGACCATTGACGGCGAAGAATACTTCCAGCTTGGTGAGCGAATGATCCCGCGCTCTTCGTGCACGATATTTGGCACAATGGACACGGCGTACACCAATAACAGGCGCAGTGACTTCACGGCATTGGGCATTTGGGCAGTGTCGCCCAATGATCCGTCTGACTTGATCTTGCTGCATATGTACCGCAAGCGCACAACGCACGCCGAACATGCGCCGCTTTTGATGGAAGCATGGAAGACGTGGAAGCCTCGTTGGGTAGGTATTGAGAAGATCTCAGCTTCGCTGTCTCTGTTTGCAGAAGCTCAGCGGACAGGTGTAGTTGTGAGATGGCTTAAGCCGGATCGCAACAAAGTAGCGCGCGCTGAAACAGCGGTTGCTATGACAGAACAGAATCGCGTTTGGGTTCCCGAAATTGCTGACACGGCAGACTTCATTGAGGAATGCACAACATTCCCTGAAGGCGCACACGACGACATGGTTGACGTGTTTGCGTATGCAGCAGCGGAAATCTACAAACGAACAGTTCATGGTAAACGCAGTAAAGTTCACCGTGAAAAAACTCACGCCGACAAAGTGTGGGATCAGATCCAAAAAAACAAATCAAACCGCGGCAATCATCCAATTCTTGGCAATTGGAAGTAGCCGTCAGAGAGGAAACTTGTGCGAATTGCAAACATTATCCCCGTTGGGAGCGTCAAAAACGCCGACATCTTTGGGAGCTCAAAGCTCAAAGAAGGTGAACGGGTTATTGATATTGCTATCGATGTTGAGAATCTTCCGGCTTTTGGAAAGATTGTCATTAAAGAATCAAATGTGATCCGTATGGCAAAGAAGCTTGGATACGGAGTCCGCAAGCCTAACGAAGAGCTTGCAATACACGAAGAGCTTGAAGAATTGCGAGAGATTGCTGAGGCGTACACTGCACTACGGGAGACTTTGAGCAATGTCTGAGCAAGTAGGGGTCATCATTATTGCTGTTGCAGTAGCTTTAGCATTGACGGTTATTACCGTTTCGGCTATTAAGGCACAGCAAAAGGAATCAGAATCAGCCCGCGAGGAACGTCAGCGTCTTATGCTTCAAATAATGAGCCGCAATGCAGCAGAGTTTTCTCTTGCTCAATCAAAGATTGACAACAGTGGGGCCGGACCAACAGAACCAAGAGTAGTACACGAACAAGTTGGCTTGTGAGGTAAACGATGAGTGAAATGGCAGCTTTAGGGGCGGCAACACCTGTGAGTCCAATGGTTGGTGAAGCCGACCGTGAAGACAAAAAACAGATTACGCCCAAAGAAGTGCGGCGACGTTGGGATCGCGCTCTTCGTGCTACGCAGTCTGTGCGCGAGCAAGCTGCCATTAATGAGCAGTTCATCAATAACAAGCATTGGCTTCGTTGGAACAAGGGTGTTGGGCGTCTGGAAGAGATGCCACGCAATCCAGATCGGGTCCGCGCGACCGTCAACAAGATTGGCCCCGACACTCACCGGCTTCTCGCCAAGCTTACGTCACGCGATTTGCAGTTTGAAGTGCCGCCGAACTCGCCAGATGACATGGCGATGCAAGCAGCACGCGTATCTGAGCAGGCTTTGCTTGATACTGCAAGGCGTCAGCACTGGGAAGACATCCGGTACGACAACGCTTTAGACGTATGGCAGGCCGGTGCAGCCGGAATCATGGTGGAATGGGACGATTCTCAAGGCACTCCCGTTGCTATGGACGAATCTGGCCGCGCTATTCACACTGGCGACGTGTCGCTGACGGCTGTTCCGATCCATGAAATTGCTGTAGAGCCAGGAACACGCAACGCAGAACACGCGATGTGGTGGATTCATGGCCGCGCTTTGCCTCCTACGGAGGTCCAGGAGTCTTGGAATCTTGCTAAAGAGCCAAAAGCTGACGGGCGCGCGGTCGATACTGTCTGGCGCGTTCACCAGCCTGACGCCGGAACGCATACAAAACTCACAATGGTCTTCACTTATTACGAGCGCCCATCGTCGCTGAGCGAAGGAAAGATTGTTACCGTCGTTGGCGAAGAGATTATCGAAGAGTCGCCGTGGTACTTCCCATTTACTGACCGGCTCAACCTTGCAGTGTGCCGCGTGCAGCCAATCTCTAAAAAGTGGTTTGGTCATACGCCGTGCTCAGATGCTGTTCCAATCCAGACAGCTATCAACGCAGCTTGGTCTTCAATCATCGAGCACCAAAAGCTGGCAGGCAATGCGCGGCTGTGGGTGCCAGAAGGTTCCGTTGAAGACATTGCGGATCTGTCTGATATGTCCGGTGAAGCTGTGGAGTTCAACCCGATCAACGGGGCGCGTCCTCAATATGAAGCTCCACCTGTAATGCCTGAATGGTGGGTCCGTTCACCGGATGAACTGAGCAGAGCAATGGACGAGATCCTTGGGCAGAGTGACGTAACGCGCGGCGTTGCACCAAGCGGCGTCGAATCTGGCATCGCAATGTCGGTTCTTGCTGAAAATGCTGACACTCCTGTTGGCAGGTTTGGCAAAAACATGGCCGGAATGTGGGGTCGTATTGGATCAATGGTGCTGGATCTGTACTCGATGTACGTCAAAGACACTCGTACAGCCAACGTAATGATGCAGAACAACAACGTTCCTGAGTGTGTTCGCTGGAACGGGATGCTTCTTGAGGGCCATACAACGGCAATTGTGCCAATGGACTCAGTTGTGCCGCGCAATCGCAACGCTCAAGCAGCGTATGCGTTCCAATTACATGATCGCGGTTTGATCCAATCGCCAATTGAACTTGCCCGAATTGCTGATCTGCCAGATCAAAACGATCTTATTGCTGGCATTGATCCTGATTCGGCACGCGCAATGCGCGAGAACTCACAGCTTGCCGCAGGTGCTGCAAGAACTGTAGACACTATTGACGATCACGCAAACCATATGATCCATCACCGGAACTTTATGCGCTCACAGCGGTTTGAGAATCTACCGATGGAGATTCAGCAGCGGGTGCGCGAACACACTGCCGCGCACGAACAGTTCGCTGCCGGTCAAGGCGCACAGCAGGCAATGGCTGCGTCGGTGTCGCCAATGGCTGCGGCACTCCCGACGGAATCGGTGTCGCCGCTTGATCCCAAGCAGGTTGCTGAAATGGCAATGATGTCAGAGATGGCACCAAGCCAAGCAACGCAGGGGCTGGGTATGGGTATGGAAGCAGGCGGGTCGATGGCTCAAGCTGCAATGCAAAACTCTCAAGGGCCGGGGGCAACACCAATGCCCGCAGGATCACCACCGGCTGAGATGTCCCCGCAGGCGGGCATGACACAAGACCTGCTACAACAACAACCACCAATGTAATAAGACCCAGGAGGTCAGGACCATGAGCGAAATCGATAGCGCGGCAGCAGCCGTAGATGCAGTCATTGACGGAGGAGCAACAGAAGCTGCGCCCGTTGAAGCCGCAGAAGCAGCACCCGTTGCTGACGTAATGGACACTGATACAGAAGGCATTAAGTCTTTTGATCAGGCATATGTGTCAAAACTGCGCGCAGAAGCAGCAAAATACCGCACGCAAGCGCGTGAAGTTCAAGATCAATTAAAAGGTGTTCAGACTAAATATCAAGAGTTTGAAGGCTACGACCAGGCCGATCTCGATGTCTGGAAGCAACTGGCTGTTCAGTGGAATAGTTCACCGCAGCAGGCAGCAGAATCAATGCGGACCATTGCGGTAAATGTGCTTGGCGATCCAAACGCTACAAGTCAAGAAAAGGCAGAAGCTGTTGAAGTAATTGAGCAGACAACGCCAGGCGCTTCACCTGAGAACATTGAGAAGATCATTGACGCTCGTATCGCTGAGCGTGAGAAGAACACTGAGTTCCAGGGACGCGTTCAGGGTATTGAAAACACGTTGGTCAGTGAGGGCTTTGTCAAAGGTTCTGCGCAATACGCCAACGTTTTATGGCACGCCACCAACAATAAAGACACTGGCGGCGACATTCAAAAAGCAATCGAAGCACACCGGGCTTACGAGCAGTCAGTTGTTGATCAATACGTCAACAACGTCAAAGAAGGTAAGACTCAAGTGCGTGGTCCAGCCGCGCCAGGAGTCTCCGGTTCAGCAGCGCCAGACGCGCCAGATAACATTAAATCGGCAACTTCTGCGGCAAGAGCCTTCCTTGACGCACAAAGAGGTGCCTAGAATACAAAAAGAGCTTGATGCTCAATACATAAATCGCATTAGATCTGGAATCTAAAGCACCGAAAGCAGTGACGTAGAACGTTACGGCAATTCACCCAAATCAAAATCATCTAACACAGGGAGAACAGCCATGTCCGACATCGGACTCGCACGCAGCAATGCGGATGCGGTGCTTAAGGAGTTTTACATTCCGGGCATCCAGAACCAACTCAACAACGAAGTGTTCGCACTTACGCAGTTTGAGACAAACACAACCGACATCGAGGGACGGCGCGCCGTTCTTGCGCTCAACACTGGGCGTAACGAAGGGGTTGGCGCACGCGCCGAACTTTCGCCTCTTCCTACTGCCGGTCATCAGCAGTACCACGAAGAGCGCATCTCGCTCAAGTACAACTACGGCAAGATCCAGCTTTCCGGCCCGGTCATCTACTCGATGGCTTCGGATCGCGGTTCTTTCATCCGTGCAGTTGAGTCGGAAACTACTGGCGTCACGCGCGACTTGCGTAACGACGTTAACCGTCAGATCTACGGCGACGGCAGCGGCATCATTGCCACGGTCGATTCCGCAGCAGGCTCTGTTGTAACGCTGACGAATCCTTCGTCTATGACGATGCGCCAGCTTCGGCCAGGAATGACAGTTGACTTCGGCATGTCCGCAAGCGCAGGAACTGACACAATTGTTTCAGTTGACCGCAAAGCGGGAACCGTTACTGTGGCAGGCTCCCCAACCCTTGCGGGTGGGGAAGGTGTCTACCGTACCGGCGCAAGCGGAACTGGCTCAGGACAGAAGGAGATCACTGGTCTTCGTGCGCAGGTGTCTGATTCAGACGCACTGTTCAACGTTGATCCAGCCGACGCTCCGGTTTGGCAGTCATTTGTCAATCCGTCTGCGGGTGCCGTATCGGAAGATATGTTCATCGAGGCTTCTCAGGAAGTGAACGCAGAGTCGGGCCACCAGCTCGACTTGTGGATCACTACCGCTGAGGTCCACCGTGGCGTATCAGCACTCTTGACTTCGCTCAAGCGTTTCCCGAACACTCTTGAGCTCAAGGGTGGATACAAGGGACTTGATATGTCCGACGTATCGCAGGGCAACACGGGCAGCAATGAGTGCGCGATGGTGTGGGAGAAGGACATGACTGACGACGGGGTGGCCTACGGCCTCACGCGTGAGTCGTGGAACATCTACCGCATGTCCGACTGGGAGTTCATGCAGGAAGACGGCGCGGTTCTGCATCGCGTTCCGAACACCGACGCATACGAGGCAACGCTCTTCTGTTACATGGAGCTTGCTACCCACCAGCGCAACGCAAACGCCAAGCTGGAAGGCATCACTGTCGCTTGATAGCGACTGATCTTCGATGACAGGTTTACTTCATCCTCAGACCCAGAACGGACGCACGCTGTGGGTCGATACTGGGATGGACGATTTGATCAAGAAGATCCATCATGGCGATCCCGTCTTGGGTTGGGAAGGCGATGAGCGGCTTGCCGTTTACGCTAACCAAACCCAGGGCGGGATGGTCTTTGAACTGTGGCGATTAGAAGAAGACGAGAAGTACCGCCACGTCATGCACACGCAGCCAAACGATCCGTTTGACCATCAGATCATCCGTTGGCTAGTAGCAAACGACAAGCGCCGTAAGCCGACAGGCTGGACGCTCGACGCCGAAATTAAAGATCACAACACCGCTTTAGACGATGCTAAAGAACAGCAACGTAAAGAGTGGGTGCGTGAAGAGTTCGGTCCTCGTTTGCTGCACGCAGTCAGAAAGGATATGTGATGGCCGAAACCGAAGACCATGTAATTCAAGGCGATCCAGAAAATCCACCCGCTGAACTAGAAGCAGGCCAACTCCTTTGGGACGGCTTGCTTACTTCTGAAACACCAAACCAACTGCCTGACGCCCCGCGCGACGGTCAGCAATACGCTCGCCAGGATGGTGACTGGGAAGTCATCAAACATCTTGGAGGCTATGGACGTGCAGGCGAAGCTCTTGGCGGTATCCCGCTTGTGGCTTGTCGGCAAATGGTGCGAGATCGTCTTGGCGTACCGGCGCACGACGAGTTCTTTAGCGCTACTGTGCTTGACTCCAACATCAATCTTGCTCTTACGACGTTACAGTCAGAGCATCGGTGGCCCTGGAATGAGCGAGCAGAACAAGTTTTGCTTAATCAATCGGGCGAGCTAGAGCTTCCTTTCAATTGCCGCACAACTCGGGCAATCATTACTGACCACCGTGATCTTGCCGAAATGACCTATTACGACCTGTCTGTCAGGTTCAAAGAGGCACACGGGACTCCATCGCACTACGCAATTCTTAACCGCATTTTGCACTTCCGGCCTTTCCCGGCAAGCGTCATTAAAGCGCAGCACATCTACTACTCTGAGCCAGCACTACTGTCAGCCGACCTCGATGTGCCAAACATCCCGGTTCAGTACATTGGTGTGCTCATTGCTAAGGCTGCGCAACTGTGCTCAACCCGCGAAGATGACCGGCCTAGCGCCCAAGTCCATTTGCAGGAATACATGCAAGGCGTAGACCGAATGCAGAAAGATATCCGGCCTACCTCTCGTCCCACTCAGATTCGCGTTCGCGACGGCAGTTGGATTTGAAATGGCAGCGGACTTTGTTGTTCGTTACGCCAGCTTTCTCGGCGGGGATTGGGGCAATCGCGATGCTTCACGCGCTAAAGAGAACCAGTATCGCGGTGAAAACGTCAAGCTCTTTGAAAGTGGTCTGCTTGGGGTTCGCAACGGTCTAAAGAAGCTAGATGTTGCTGACATGCCTGTGCACACTGACGGGTATGGGCCAAAAGGTGTGGATATCTGGAAAGACAACGTTGTTGTCGTGCTCGATAAGCCGTATCTGATCAATCTGAACGGTGATCATAAAGCTACGTTGATGGGCGAGTTCCCGAAAGGGCCACCCACCACGCCTAGCCGCATGGCGCAGTACCGTCAGGATTTGTACTTTAATCACAGCGGGTACATTTTTAAGTACAACGGCAGCGCAATCACTGAAATAACGTTGCCCGCCAAGCTCAAGGGCTTGACGAGGTGGAATTATTACCTTCTTGCGTGGGATGAAGACAATCCTCAGCGTCTGTATTTCACCGAAGTAGGCGAATTTGGCGCGCAGCCGGACGATTGGGGAGTCAATAACTTCCTCGATATTGGTGGAAACGAGCCAATTACTGCGTTGTTGCCGATGTACAACACGCTGTATGTAGCAAAACAGTCGGGCTGGTATCAGGTATCAGGCGTGCTGGGCGACCGTCCTTACGTTCGGCGTATTGCTAACGGCAACGGTCCAGCCGATGATCGCGTAGCAGCGGTGACGACAGACAACAGAGTGCTGTACTGGGGGCCAGACAACACGCCGGTTTGGTTTAACGGCGAAGTTCCGTACATGGACAAAGAATTCCGGGTGGAATCTTTGGAGACTTACTATCCGTCAGACAGTGTGGCTGCGTCTGTAACGGGCCGACACAACTTGATGCTTGGTGAGCCGTCAGAATCATTTGACGATGAAGACGCAGCAACAGCCATGCTGGAGTATGACTCGGGGCGTTGGAGCACACACACGTTCAACGGCGTAAAGATGGGCGGCATTGCGGGTCACGATCTTAGGACCACTATCGACAAGCCCGCTAACACAATGTTTATGGTAAATCGACCCGAAACGGTCGGTCAGCCAGTTGAGTTGTATTCTTACGGCCTTGCTCAGATCCGCGTGGGCAACAACGCTGACAAATGGTCTGCGGCGTCTGACGTTAGCCATCCGCATTTGCTGAATGGCTACGTTGAGTTCCCGGCTTATTACGATGCGCAGTCTCGTTTAGTGATGGTGCGCAATTTAGTAATTCAATTTAGGCATTGGCAGTCAGGGGTCGAGCACAGCAAAAACGAGCTCCAAGTTCAGTATCGGCCAATGGGTCGTTATGAGGGCGGCACAATTGATACCAAACCCCAATTGTGGGTAGAGAACTCCGATGACGCCGAAGATGGCGGTACGGACGTTACTTGGCGTATTGGTATGGGCAAGTACGGATGGGCTAACGGGTTCCAAATTGTGTTCCCGGTCATGCGCGGAGTTGCTTTGCGCAGCATTGAAGCTCATGTTGAAGTTAGGTCAGCGAGGCTCTGATGAGGGGATTTAACCCGCGATGGGAGTATTCACGACGAGCACGCAATTTCCGTGAAGCGGACGGTCCAGAGTTTGCACGCATTGTCGAAGAACGAGACCGCGATCTGGAAGAATACTTAGACAAACTAGACAGTCGTATCAAGAAGTTAGAGGACAACTAAAATGGGTTTGTGGCTTAAGAAAGATGACGGAACCCTTGTGTCGGTCGGCGGCATGGGGATGGACGATTACGTTATTACCGGCGACCCTCACAACCCTCCTGCTAACTGGGCTGATCAACAGCTTTTGTATAGCGACGAGCACGGTTTGTGGATGAAGCGCGACGGCGAAGCAATCCAGATTGCGGGCCATGACGGAACGGACGGGATCGACGGGATCGACGGAACGGACGGGACTGACGGAACAAACGGAATTGACGGTAAAGGCTGGACAAAAGGTTCTTACAACCACGAAGAGGGTTCGTCTACGTTTGAGTCAGACGACGGCTTGGGTTTCACTACAGGCGACTTGCGCGGAGAACACGGCGCGGACGGCAAAGGCTGGGTAAGTGGTGAATACTTGGCTGAATCCGGCAGAGTGCAGTTTACTTCAAACGACGGCTTGGGTTTCCAAACGCTTGATTTGCGTGGAAAAGACGGTGCAGACGGTACAGATGGCGCAGATGGCGATGTAGAAGAAGCGCCCACGAACGGTAAAACGTTTGGACGTAAAGACAATTCATGGGTTCAAGTTCCAACTGTTGGGGCTGGCGTAGGCGACCCTCCCGCAGAAGGCATTGACGGCGATATCTGGATTGAAGTGGAGTAGCAGTGCCTGATATCTACCCCGGCGAAAACTACGCCTATGACGACGGATGGAAACGATGGCGCAAGCCGTGGGCCGTTGTTGGTGATCAGTGGGTTGAGGGTAAAAACGCTTACGTCTATGGCAAAGGTGAATGGACTCACATTTGGGAGTCAACGCCACCCGTTCTTGATTTAGAAGTCCAAGTGTCCCACGTCGTCAACGACGGCATTTACGTTAATTGGGTAGAGCATCCTTACGCTGATGGCTACACGCTGGTCACACCAAACGGCGTAACAGCGGACGTATCGAGCAACAGTTATCGCGATCGAGTTCCTGTTCCGTCTGTCGGCAAGTACACGGTGACTGCCTATCGTGTGGGCGACGACGGCAATTCTGAAGGATTGCTTACTTCTGAGTCTGAAACTGTCAGCATTTGTCAGGTTCCTACGTCATTTACTGCTGTGCGTAACGGGACACGCGTAGAGTTGCAGTGGTCTGACGCCAGTGTTGGGTTCCATGACGGATTTACGGTTGATGCTGGATCTCCAATTTCGATCCCGGCTGGCACAACAAACTACACGCACACTTCACCGACTGCGGGTGCCGTAAATAGCTACAAGGTGAAAGCGAATATTGGCTCTCTTTCAAGCGCTTGGACAAGTTCGCAGTCAGTTTCAATAGAAGCAAACGTCCCAACAAACGTGGCTATTGCGGCCACGACCACTATTGGCGAGTTGAAGCTGACGTTTGGGGCTCCGTCGTCCGGTTCGGTGACTGGCTACACGGTGCAAGCCAACAACGGTTCGTGGGTTGCAGCAAGCTCTAATAACAGTGGCGCGACCTACAAGTTCACTGGTTCTGGCAGCAAGTCGATGCGCGTGTTGGCAAAGTCGGCTGGCGGTAACTCGGCGTATGTTACAAAGTCAGCGACTCCGTTGTGGACGGCGAAACCGAACACGCCGAAGAGTGTGTCTGTTGCAGCAACTTCAACGGTCGGCCAGTTGAAACTTACTTGGTCGGCTCCGTCTGCTGATTCGACGCATTCGGCGGCATCGACGTATCAGGTGCAAACGTCTACGAACAATTCGTCGTGGACAACAGTGTCGGGCAATAAGACTTCGCCGTACACGCATTCGTTCGGGTCGTCCGGTTCCGGTGTCCGGTACATGCGGGTTCGAGCCACGAACACTGCCGGGTCGTCGTCGTATGTGTCAAAGTCGGGGACGCCGTTGTGGGCTTACCCAGCCCCAGCCGCTCCGTCAGTCAGCAAGTTTGGTCCCGAATCAAGTTTTGGACGGATGGTTTTAACGTTCAAGACTTCAGGTGCCAACAACTCTCAATACAGGGTGGCGTTTAAGGTTGGTAGCGGCAGTTGGACTTACGGCAGTTGGACAAACGTTGGGAATAACACAACTAAGGCAGTCCATGTTGGTACGGCCCCAAATACGGGCACGGGAGGCGCGACTCAGACTGTGTATGGCTTTGTTGATTGCAAAAACTCAACGGGCCAGTCAACGAGGTCAACGCAAGCAAACTATCAAGTAAGGCCCAGTCCGATGGTGTGGCAGGCAGCAGACACCGGCCATTATCGCAGCGGTAAATACGGGCAAAACACTGATAATCACAACCGTCCATACATGGGCTACTACAGCAACTCGGCCTACAACTACGACGGCCTTTGGTTTTACGGCAACAACGCTTTCAAGAACATGATGACAACAAGCGGCACCCACAAACCTGCGACGTACAGAGTGCCGACCGTTTGGAGAATTACGATGGTTCGTAACGGTGGCGGCAACAATTCGTCTGATCCGGTGTATGTCGGCACAACTACCACTGGCACAAAACCCGCAAACTTGACTGCTGGTGCAGGAGCGCACGTTGTTTATGACGTGGTGCATCTCGGCAACTTGAAGTACGGCGAATCTTTTAATGCGGATGTGCCTGCCAGTTTGTATAACAATTTGATTACTGGCGCTCGTCAAGGGTTTGGCGTAGCAACCGGGAGCGGCAAGCCGTATATGTATCTGTACGGAATCCAGGAAAACGGTTTCTCAGGCTGGGTTCATGTGGAGCACATCGGGTAATTATGGGTATGCGAAACACTAATTTGCAGATGCAACATGAACGTGCCGCATCGGAACACACAACAAAACAGCGCGTATTAGCATTGAGACAGGCTGCGACTGCGGTTGCTTCTCGTAAACCTTTAGGCACAATTCAGAGAGAAGTGTTCGACACAATAATTGACCGTTTGCGCGCGGACGCAAATACCTTAGAAAACACTCTTGATCAATTAATAGTGAAAGAATAAACAGATGGCTGCAAGTCTTAGTCGCGAACAAGTAGCAGACGCTTTAACTCAAGCTGGATTCACTGGTCAAGATTTGGTTCATATGGTTGGCATTGCCGGTCGGGAATCGGGCTACCAGCCCAATGCCCACCGTTCTGATCAGCCAAAAAGCAAGCTGTCAGGCGATTTGGGATTGTGGCAGATCAACTACACAAATTGGCCGGTCATCAAAAACGCGTTAGGGCTAACAAGCAAATCTCAATTGTTTGATCCTGTTACAAACGCACGCGCCGCCAAAGTGTTGTTTGATAGAAGCGGTTTGTCGCCGTGGGCTGCTGGACCAGGCGGCTTTGCTGCCGATGGTGACCCGCTTTACAGAGTCAACGTTGGCGCAGCGCAGCAGGCTGTTCAGAATTACCAGGCCAATCCGCAGCAATACAGCGTGTCGAACGGAATGCAGGGCACGTCTAATGGTGGTGCGTCAAACAATAACGGCGCTGCACAAAACGAGGATTATCAAGCAAATGGTGGCGGGAGCGCAAACGCAGGGTCTAACGGGGCGGCAGCTATGAGCGAAGAAGTAAAACGAACAAATACAGTAGCGGATTACGCGCCGCCAGAAGTAGACCCTGCTCAACAGAACGCTTTGACAAGTCTGCTTGAAGGTTTTGGGATTGAGTATCCAGACGCACCTCGCGCCACGCCGCAATTGCTGGCGTTCTTGCGGGGTCTTGGCATGGAGAAAGAAAACATTGCAGATCAATTTGATCTCAGCCGTGAAACTCTTGATGAGACAAGCAATAAAGCTCGTAATGATTTGCAAGTAAGCGATCAGCGGCGTCGTGCGTCAATCGGTAACGACGCGGCACGTCGAGGCGCGCTTGTGTCCGGTGCAACTAATACCACTTACGGCAGGCAAGCAGAAAACTACGCCAATACCAGCATGAACATTGCTAACGCTTACGCAAGAGGCATGTCAACGGCCGAAACTAAGCGCGACACCGACACTAATAAGTTAAATCAGCAAGCTCTTGAGTCTGTTTTAAACGAAGACACTCGCCAGCAGACCGAAGATTCACGGAATCAAGCAACAGTTGCTGCAATCCGCGCATCGCAAGAAGAAGCTGATCTTGCTTACCAGCGTCAACGTGCTGCTGAGCAAGCCAGGAACGACGCGACTGTTGGAAGATATAACGGAGCTTAAGATGACTTCACAAGCAATACCTCAAAACGACAAGGCGCTTCTGGCTGCTCAAGCTAAAGCTGGACAAGCTGGTGTGGACGCTTATCAAGCTGCTAAAAGTGAGATGGCAGCAGACCAGCAACAGGTGCTTCAGCACGCCACTGAAGCTGCTCAGGCGCGCGGTGGTCCGGCACAAGCGGCAAAACTTGCTACAAGCCAAGCAAACGACGCTTACAACAAAGGACAAGCGCAGTTATCGCGCGGTCAGGCCAACACTGCTGCACGTTCTGCTGGTCGTCAAGAATCAATGAACCTGTACAACCAAATGGTTCTGGGTTCCCGGTCGCTCATCGAGGACCAGGCTGAGGCTGCGGCGTTGATGATTAACACGCAAAGCGAAGCTGACGTAGCGGGAATTAGACGCCAAGGCGAAAGCAACGTCAACTCAATCAATTCGCAGATGGAGCTTGAGGCTGCACAGTTTGAACAAGCAATGCGCCAAGCTGAGAAAGATGCGCAACTTGAGCAGGAACGCTGGGAACGCGAAATGGAGCAGCGTGAACGTTTGGCGCGCATGTCTGCTGGTGGTGGTGGTGGCAGCGGTTCAGGCGGGCGTAGTGCCACTCAAGCTGAAATCAAAGCAGCGCTTGCTCAAGGCGGCATTGCGCGTCTAAATGAAGTCGCAGGTTCCCTGGGGGCGCGCGTAGACCAGGCCGACATTTCAAACGAAGCAGTTGAGGCACTTTATACCGGGTCATTGATGCAGCAGAACAAGTATGGAGATGCTGCAAATGCACTCTTTGCGCCTCTACTTGCAAACGGCATGTCAGAACGTGATATTGCAGTAATTGCTCAAGGCTGGGCTGACAACGGCAAAATTGATGAAACTGATTTGCGTTCACTAGCTCAGTACCAATACGACGTTGATAATCCGACACCGCTTTGGATGAACGATCCGAGAAATCAATCGCAATATGGCAACACCACAGTACAACGAGATGACGCCCTTGACCCGTATCTCCAAGATGCGCAAAACGAAGTCAACAGATTGCTGGCAAATCTTCAAAACGATGCAACAGAGCTCATTAATACTGGCCTTGAGTCAGCTAATAAATCTGGCGTCCAGATCACTAAAGACGATCTTGACTTTGGCAATCTCAGACGAGCTTTGCCTGGGGCTGCTGCATTACGGGAAACGGGACCTGGCGGCAACAGCATAAATATGATTGCCCCTCCTGCTGGTCCAACCCCCTACTCCGAATTGGATCAAGCTGCGAAATACCAAGCTTGGGGGAGAGGAAATAACGCGTGGGCTGGAGACTTCAGTTTTGATCCCTACACGGGCGAGCAAGACCGCCTCAATCGCGAGCTTGAATACTCAACGCGTGACCTTTACGAAAACGATGAGTCAATGCGGCCCTTCCTCGACGGACTTATGGGTCAATCGAGAAAGTTTGACGGCATAGCCAACGAGCAGGGTCTCAGTGAAAGTCGAATGATTGAACAGATCCTCGGAATGAGAGCACCGGACGAGTTCAACCTTGACGACTACGCCCAAAATGCTAACGGTGAAGCAATCTACGAACAGTTCTTGCGAGCTAATCCCGGCATGGCAGACGGAAGTGGTGCCGATGTTGCAAGGCAAATGTTCCAAGAAGCAATGAGTAGCGCAGATCCGGCGTACTGGGACGCGCTCAACGTGTCTCAGGAAAATCTTGCTCCATACATGATGATGGGTCGTCAAGAGCTGAACGACATCAATTTCATGGATGCAGCCGGAACAAATGGAAACAAATCATTGAGCGAGCTTTACGACCCGAGGAGCTATACCGAAATGGCCCGCGAGCAGCGAGAGCTTAACGCAGCCGACAACGAGTACTTCAATGAACAAGCCGCTTCTGACGCACAGTTTGGCCCACTTACTAAGTCAACTCTTAATGGCTACGTCAACGCAGCTCAGGCCAGTAATCCTAGGTTCCGAGACATGGATCAAGCGGGCCAGACAGAGGCAATAAGCAAGGCAATTGAGAACGACGCGATCGATCAGGCAAGAAACTTGATGGGTACTAATGCCAACGCGTTCAGAGCTTTGTTTGACAGTAATGAACAAATGATTTCGGCTCTTAACGCAGACTTTTCAGATCAAAGCCAAGGAATTCGAATCGGTGTTGCAAATGACGACGACATCAAAAAGTACATTGGTTTAAACCGGGATGTCCTACAACAGATGATTGACACGGACACGGAAAACGGCACTCAACTCATAAACGCATACACAGACGACGAGACCGGCGAATATGTGTATGAGACTACTCTGTCCAACGTTTTGTATGGTTTGAGAGACACGGTTAGTACAAACTACAACCAAGCAAACAGCGACGGCGGGGATTATGTAAAGTTCTTGCAAGGGCTTGGACTCACACAAGTCTCTGGAGATCCGCAAGACCGACTTATGTATCAATTTATGGAACTGTTCTCGCCAGACCGAGTGAATGAGCTGTCAATGAACTCGAATCTCCCGCCAAGTGCGGGACAGGGACCGACCATCGACCGTGATTTTTAACCTAGAACGAGTAACAATCAATGGCTTCGCTTAGCGACATACTCAATGGTTCTTCGGGGACACCGAGCACTCAGCAACGCGGTAGTGGTCCATCGCGTAGTCAGCGTTCGGTGTCCCCACAGTCTTCACGCCCACGACAAGCTGACAACGACGACGATGGTGGTAGAACGCGTGTCCCGATTGAAGAAGCTGCTGAAGCTTTAAGAAACACGCCGACTAGCAACCCAGATACGGAACGCAAAGGTTTTACCATTGGCAAAGCCTTCAAGGAAGTTGGTAACGCTTTTACCGGCACAGCGCTTGGTATTACGGAGTTAGCCAAAGCAGCAGGTCATACTGTTTTGAACACGCCAGTCATGGCAATTGATGCCACTATTGGCTTAGCTGAAGCCGCAACAGGACGAGATCTGCCTGGCGGTTGGGACAAAAACGAAGATGGATCTAATAAATCCCTAGGCGATTATTACCGGCCATCGCTTGATATGGCATACGGACTGGCAATGGAAGTCCCAAAGATGGGTAGGCGCGCTGTCGCTTACGCGCCGGAAATATCGGATCACATAATTCCTGGCCTGGGTCTAGTTCGTGAAGTTGGCGACACACTTGGCATTAATGTCCCAGGCGCAACCGGCATACTTGAAGGCGATTTGGGACTGGTTTCAGACGACATAGTTAAAAAGAATCAATATATCAATCAGCAAGTTCGTGAAGAGTTTACGGAAGCGTGGAACAACGATCGGGCGCTTGAACTTGTCGCAGGCGATGTCGGCTTGATTGCTGCGGGTGCGGGCATGGCTGCTGGTAGTGCACGGATTGCGTCAGCCGTAGCAAGAGGTTCTCAGGGTGCAAAGGCGGCTCAAGCGGCTGGAGCTGCGCGGTATGGCGTAGGTTCGCGAACGTTTAACTGGGCAACGCGGAACAAAGGCAAAAACAGAGGCCCAAGAGCAAACAACTTTGCTTCGCGCGCTGATCGAATTGCTGATCGTTTGGATAATTTCTCCTACAAGGCAGATGGTTACGATCCGTCAATTGCCGCGTGGCGCGTTGTATCTAAATACACTAAACGAGCACGCACTAATCGAGGCCGTAAATCACAGTCTTTTGACGCGGACGGCAACACGATAAAGAAGCAAACGCTAGGTAACAAAATGCAGACCGTTGCTGCTCGTTACCGGGACGCGTACATGCGTCACGATTTCCAGAATAAATTAATGAACGAGAAAGCTAAATACGAAGAGACTGCTACAAAACCTACACAGACTCTCAAAGATCATTTCAATAATGCGGACGGTCCACCCATGACCGACAACCTTGCAAGAGTTGTGACAAACCTTACTGCTGGCACGTTGCAGTCATGGATCGAGACTTATGAATCAGCAAGGAAACGGAAAGGTTTTGACGAGAAGGCTCACATTGAGGGACTTCTTAGCCGATTCAATGACGGGCCCGAAGGCATCATTTCGGAAGAGAACCCGCAGACATCC